ATCACATATCGTAATCCTTCTGGAGTTTCTTCGGCTAATTGCTTTAGAGTAAGATAATAATGTAAATGCCTATCAACGGTTACTATAAAATTATCTCTATAATAATACCATTGTTTTTGGGTATCTTCGTTAAATGCAACTACAATCCAATCTCGTTTCTTCAATTCCTCAACCGTTGAAAACGGAACGTTATACACTATCATCACCTTATACCCATCAAATCCACTTCTATCTATGGAATTTACGAATAACTTAATATTTTCAAATGTATAGTTTGTTATACATCCAATAACCACATCTTTCATATTATTTATAATTTTTTATATAATCGGAGCAAATCCCAATACAATCATGTAAATCATCATTATATATTTCAGGCAAAACTGCAATACTTCCCACTATTGGTTGTTTTCCTGGATACACCCACATATAACCATGTGATGTTAATGTCATTGTATCTTCTTCATGCCAAAAGTAATTGAATCCACCAATCATATTAAACCACTCCATTGCTTCTACATTTTTACAATGTATCCACAACTTAGAATGTCTTTCGTTTAACCAATGTTGTGAGATTCCATATTGTGGTTCATCATGTCCTAATAAAAGAACACCTTCTATCATCCACACATCTATCTCCACATCATAATCAGCGTGTATTGCTTCATCTATGTAATCTGGATGGTTTTCATTTTGTGGCATTTTACCATTTACATTTCCTCTGTGTGATATTAGTATCATTTTTATTCAATTATATTTCCGTCTGCATCTCCCCACCAAACTCTATTATCTCTTAATAATTCAAAATGTAACAAAGATGTTTTATGAACAATGTCTTTCATATTTTTCAATTCTAATAGTTTTGTCCAACTTGCTTCTGCTGAATTCAAAACTCCAACTTCTTTTGAATGTAAAATTAATTCATCAAAAATATTAAAAAACATTACATCTGCATTTTGTTTATTTGTAATACAAATGTTATCATCGAAAAAAGTAAAACTATCGTTATGATTTAGTTTTGTTACATCTAAATTTGCTAAATCAATAGATTTTATAAATTTTAAATCATATCTACTTCTAATAACCACATCATATTCTACCATAGAGTCAAACATAGGTTTATATACAGTTTGCCAACTATAAAACATTGGCAATTGTCTAAAACAACTCATTACATCATATTGTGGTAATGGTCTAGACCTATCAAAATGTGGTAATGATATACCTTCTTTATATTTGGTAAATTTGAATGGTTCCTGTATTTGTATAGATTTAGCATTAGGATATGTTTCACTTATAGTTTCCCACTCCTCATCTTTCCAAGCATGAAGATACACATCGGTATCATAATTATCTATAATATGTTTCCAGGATAATTCATATCCTTCATTAACTTTTCTTGGTAATCCACTTAATAATAATGCTACTTTCATTTTACAAAGATATAATAATGTTTGGTATTTTTCAAATAATTATAAAGATTTAATTATCTCAGTATCTTTCATACCTGTAATAATTTCAAATTCATTCCATTTATCGCCAACTTCCCAATGTTCTGCTAATCTAGTATTTTGAATAATTTCATATCCACCCAATTGCATTATGAATTGCAAAATATAATCTGCCCATCCAATAATTTTATTAACACGCATCAAATAATCATAATCATTCCATAATGAATCTTTATGAGTTTCCCATGCTTTAATAAACTCTTCTCTATTAAAGAATGTACCACCACCTGCTGCATATCCCGGTGATATTGGATTGCCTCCTTTTTCATTTATATAAACTATATATTCATTTGGAATGCTGTTAGGTCTCATTCTGCCAGTCGGTGATGGAGCAGTTGGATGTATTGCCATTGAAAAATTTTCATTCAATATAGATGATTCATTTAATACAAAATCATCCTCTTCTAACAATATCATATATTTTGAATCCGTTTTTAAGCATGCTTCATAAATGCCTCTAACCCATTCAAATGTGTGTTCCTTATACCAACAATCTCGTCCAACATTTAAATTTCCAAAATCACCACAATATCCTAATTGAAAATTATTTCTACTAAATGTGAATTTGTTTTCATCACATATCTTTCCATACGTTTCTATATCACCGTCATAATCCACATTGATAAAAATATTAGAATTTGGGTAAAATTTCTTTAAGCTATTTACCGACTTTAACCCTGCTTCATAATTTTTCCATGCCCACAAATACCCACTTACTATTTTACTCATGTCTTGTTAATTTATATAATTGATTTTGTTGTGCGGTTTTAAATTCATTGTCTAACCATATTACATTATTCTCACCTACCAAATTTATTAAAGGTCTGTATAAGTTATGCAATGCTACTTTGCAATTATCATATGGATTTAATTCGCAATCCAATATGCCTTGTATTACGGATTCCAACATTGAATATGGAAATGTAAAAAATGTATCGTTTAATAGCGGCAAATCTTCACGATATGGTTCTCTCCATAAAAAATTAATTTTTTCAAAATCCCAATTATAAACTTCAAATGGGTTTTTAAAAAATTGTATATCAAATCTAGATTTGATAACCAAATCTAAGTCCTCGCCAACCATATCTCTTAAACCATTAATTAAATTATGCCCCTGAACTGTTGTTCCAGTAATAAGAATTTGTTCATTTTGATTTATAAATTGTGATTTAGATATTGGTTTGTATGATTCTAATACATCGTTTGTTTTTAAAGTATCATATGTATAAATATAAATTTTAACATCGTGTCCTTGTTCACTCAGTGGATTAATTATGTATTTATAAAATTGATTTATTGAGTCTTCATAGTTTCTGTGTCTATAAACACTTCCATCATCATAAGATACTCCTGCTAAACTAATTCCTATTTTCATTAAATTGCATTTTTTGGAGTATATGATGCATTACATATGCCATCATATTTTTTAACTCTATCCAATTCTTTCCATTCATTTTTAAGTATTCCTAAAAAATTACTATCCAAATACTCACCACATTTATGAATAGATTTACGTTTAATTCCTTCTTGTACAAATCCAACATACATTGCCGTTTTATAACTTGCTAAATTGTTTTCCAATACTTCGGTATCTATTCTATTCATATTTAAAACTTCAAATCCAAAATCAACACCAGCTTCTAATACAGGTTTACCATATCCTTTACCTCTTTGATTTTCAAATACATCATGCGCAGAATCATATCTTCTATTTACCCAATCAATGTTTTGAATTTTATATAATCCTATTTTTTCATTAGTATCCGTTTTGTATGCAATTAAAAATAAATTTTTATTTGCATTTAAAGAATTGAACCAATTTTCTTGGTCTATATCATTTACAAAGAAAATGTTATGTGTCCCAAACCAAGATTCATTTTTTAAATTTTTTAAAATAAATAAATCTTCTTTTTCTACTTTTTTTAAAGTAAAACCATTTTTGTGTTTATACATATTACCAACCTTTTTTTATACATTGAACAATATATTCTATTTCATCTTCTGTTACCCACCAACCTACTGGTATAGAAACTACCTTTGGCAATACTCTATCCAATGTTGGTAGAGGGCTTCTGAATTCTTTTACCGCAGTATGTTTATCGTTTCTCTCATGTACCTGCGATACTACAATTCCACAATCTTTCATATGTTTGTAGAACCCATCTCTGTTTTCAACTAACAAACTATAAATCCAAAATGCGGAATTATGGTCTTTGTTTCTTTCTAATAAAGTTACACCATTTGCATCTTTTAAGTTTTTATCGTAGAATTTAGCATTCTCTCTATGTTTTCCAATAATAGTATCTGCATCTTTTAAGTTTTCAATACCAACGGTCGCACACACATCATTCATATGGAATTTGAATCCCCATTCAATAATATCTGCTTCACAACGGAAATCCTTTCTATTACCACCTCTATCAATACCATACCAACGAATTAGTTTTGCTCTGTTGTAAAGGTCCTGATGTGGTAATACTAATAATCCACCATCTATCGCAGTAATATGTTTGATTGCTTGTAATGAATACATAACCATATTACCATGACTGCCTAACTTCTTACCTTTGTATTCGGAGCCAAACGAGTGTGCCCCATCTTCAATAATTGCTGGCCTGAATCCATATAATTCAAACGATTTATCTTGTATTCTTTTAAGTCTATCCAAATCTAATGGATACCCACCCCAATGAACTGCAATGATTGCTTTTGTTTTTGGTGTGATTTTTCTTTCTAAATCATCCAAGTCCATATTAAGAGTTTTTTCATCAATATCTACCCATTTGATTTTCAATCCATTTGCAAGAATAGGCCAGTTGGAAGCCGTGCAAGTCAATGCAGTTGCTAAAATCTCATCTCCGTATTGGATACCGGGCCAACTCTTTTCATAAACCGAATAACCATCTGCAATGAGTACATTTGATGGTTTCTTTAATAAATGTAATGCAAGATGTAATGCTGATGTTCCAGAGTTAAGTGTTACAACTCTATCTGAATTAAAGTATTCATTTAGTTTTTCTTCAAACTCTTCTACTTTTGGCCCTTGTCCAATATAACCACTATCCAATATTTTACCAACTTCTACTTTGGCGTTTGGATTCATATATACTTTAAACAATTGAATAGGTTTATTAATTTTTTTCATATGATAGTATTATTTTTTATAATTTTCTAAATAATATTTTAAATCTTCCGGTGTCCCTAACCCCCACATTTTTTCAATGTTGAATATTTTGATTTTCTTACCATCACCAATTGCTTCATTGAAAGTAGGGCAAGTATAAAACTCATTGTTTGTTCTGATATTCTTATCAATCATTTGTTCTGCATATTTTACATAATCAGAACCTTTACCCCAATAATAAACACCAACAGTTGCTATATCTGAAATTGGATTCTTCTCTGCCACTTCCGTTACATACCCATATTCATCGACTTTAGCAAAACTCCATTTAGGGTGCGTTGCTTGGAATGATACAATACCACCATCCACGTTTTGTTCAATCATTTTGTACATAAACTCATTAGAATCCCACTCTAAGAATTGGTCGGAGTTTGCCATAACCAATGGGGTATCCGAATCAATATATTCTTTTGCTAACAACGTAGTACAAGCTGCTCCTTCGGTAATACCATCCACTTCTACAATCTTACAATTGGGAGTGATTAGGTTTAATAAAGTATCTAAATTGTATTTTGCTCTGTGTTCTTTCTGAACTACAAATATATAAGTTGCATCAATATTTAAATTATCTACAACTGTTTGAATCATAGGTTTACCATCCACATCAATTAGTGGTTTTGGAAATGTGTAACCCGCTTGTTGGAATCTACTCCCTGCTCCTGCCATCGGAATGAGCACATTTAATTTACCCCCTTGCCATTTTGGTATGCTCATAGTATGTTTTGTTTCGTCTAATTTACGAATAATTTTTGATAAATCCAAGTTTTTTGGAGAATTTACTCTTAAAACATTTGCTCTACTTCTACTTGCAGCAAGTAATCCATGTGGGGAATCCTCTACAATAAGAGTTTCTTCTGGTAACACTCCCATCATACTCATTGTTTTCCAATACATTTCAGGATGTGGTTTAGAGTTCTTCACATCCTCATTAGAGATGATTAAATCCATATACTCAATTATACCTATCTTAGCCAACATAACTAATACAGACCTTCTAATTGAATTAGAAGCACATGCTAACTTATAACCTCTACTACGAAGTTCTTTGAATAGCTCAATTAAATGAGTATCAGGTTCTAATTGAGATATTGCTTCAATTGTTAATTCTTGCTTTCTATTCCAAACTGTTTCGTAAGTGTTAGGGGCCAATCCTTTATTTTGAGTAAGTAATTCTAATTTCTGATTAGTTTTTAAACCGTCATAGATTGATAAATGTTCTGCTTCTGAAATAACATATTTGTTACTTTGTCCTATTTCCCACAAAGCCTTATTCAATGCTTCAAAGTGTATTTGTTTTGCTGAAACCAGTACACCATCCAAATCAAACACGATTAATTTAATTGAAGTATTCATAATTTTCATTATCTTCCGTATTTTTGCCAATCGTTATGTTTAAACAATCCTTCGCCATGTGCAACTCCAAACGTCTGCTGTGCCCACCATTTACTAATATTTCCTTCCAAATCAATCCCACCGCCTGCAAATTGTGTAACAGTATCTAAATAGAATTGCTTCTTATACATAGTTGGGTTATTTGTCCAATTTCCCCATCTAGATGTAGTTATAAAATAATCTCCAATTTTTTGTATTTTATCTGGAAATTTAACCGCTGGTTCTAACCAATGAACTGAATCCAAAAGGTGTGGTGAAGTGCATTGAATTTCATCATCATAATAATTTAATTCATTGCCTCTATGTCTAAATGAAAAATGTGGATTGCCAGGTTCACGTCTGTGTCTATACCGAATTGCATCATATCCATTATCCAACATATCAATTCCACTATGCAATCGTATATACGTAGTTGCTTCATTTTCGATAAGATTCCAGTCGTGTTCCAATATTAATACATTGTCGGTTTGTGCATTTTCTGTCAATTTTATAAATGCTTTTCCTATTCCTATATTAGATTGCAATCCTATGAAATCCAATCCAAAATGCTTTGCAATTTCTACATCTTGTGTAGATACTTCTTGAAACAGAATTGTAGTATCATTGACTATATCAAATAATCCATTATTATAATATGTAGTCAGTGTATCTACCAACACTTGCCCACTATTCCAAGCCAATATTCCTATACTAATTGGTAACTTTTTCATTTCTTAAATATTTTATAAAATTAATTTGGTCTTGCTTTTTTATATCATCCCATTCAGCTTCATCCGAAGTTGTACTCATTTCAGTTTCAACTTTAAAGTTTCTTAATACTGATTTTGGCGATGGGTTTACATCTTTTATAAAGTTATCACCATACCATATTTTAATGTTTTCAGGAATATCAATCCAATCCTTTTTGTTTAATATAATAAAACAACCCCAGCCCCAATCATTTACACCAGGTTGCCAAACTTCTAAAATTGGGTCACCATCTATGTTTAGGGATTTGTAATTACCTTCTCCCATTCCAATAATACCAAACTGATTTAATATATCGTTGGTTATTACTTCAAATATGTTTGGATTAAAGTTTATGTCATCATTTAATATTGCGATTTGATTGTTTCTTGCTAATTCTATTCCTTTATTCCATGCGGGATTAACATAAATGTTTCCTCCGAATGAAACAAATCTAATTTTTTCAACTTTTGTATCTTGATGCCCATTATATGAATTATCGATTACGATTATCTCATCTACATATTCGCATTCTTGTAAATCAACTAATAATTTCTTAGTTCTATTCGATTTCCAAAGTGTTGGTAGTATTATACTATATTTACCCATTCTATAAATTGTTCAATTGATATAACGTTTAACATTTTCCATTTATTTATAGAATAGTGATAATATGATTTATAATCATCATCCGTTTGGTATGGAATATTAGTTCCTTTACGGATTATACCACACCCATAATCGGTATCTACTACTTTGATATCCAACTCAATCGTTTCGACTCGTAATTCGGCGATTGCTTTCCACACATCACCCGTCCATTCTCCACCATGGTCATCTCTCTCTTGCATCCTTTCATTGGATGGTAAGCAATCGTGGCAAACTATACTTCCATTTTCAGATAAGTGATTTAATGAATTTTTAATATCTTTTAATACCTGGTCTGAATGATGTAATCCATCTATAAAGATAATATCATATTTAACATCTTCTGCAATTGATTCAAAATATTCATCGGATGTTCCAGTAAATGTAACGATGCCTCTTGGAAACGGGTCAATTGAAACTTTATATTCTGCATTTATTTTTTCAAAATTCGATGCAGGGTCTTGTGTTCCAACTTCTAAATAAGATGTGTACCCATACTTCGTAATAAGTGCGTTAATTACGTCTGTTCTTTTCATATTGTTCTATTAGTTTATCTACTACCTGAATTTGTGTGTAATTATGTAATACTTTTAACATTCCATTATGTGCAATTCTTTCTCTTTCGGCTTTATTATCATTATAATAATTAATCTTTTCTATGCAATCAAACATATCATCATAATACACAATATCTTCGCCATCTATAAAAATATCTCTTAATCCGGTTTCCGGTGATAAATTATCCGTCAATACCATTTTACCACAAGCCATTCCTTCGAATATTCTACGAGTAATCTCGCCCCATCTACTATTTTGAATAACCATTAACCCACTATTTAGAAATTCAGTATGTTCTTTTGCATCCATACCATTTTTATTACCAATTGCCCCTTCTGCCCAATTTGTAAGATAATCTAAAAATTCCGAATTACCAAATCCTCTCGTAGTAACTGCTACATATTGTGGCTCTAAATTCATAGGAAATTGAACTTTAGTATCTGCGAAATGATTTACCCATTCAGCATTAATGCCGCATATTCTATATTCATCAGCCGATACTTTATCAGGTGTAATTGTATAATGAAATCGATGTGCTTTTGGATAATTTCTTTCAAAATTTTGCGGGTCATCGCCACTTTCTTGTATCCAAAATGCAGGAACTAAATCTTTATTAAGGTATTGAGAATGGAATCTACCCCAATCCATAAATAGCACAATATCGGTTTGTGGATTGGAATCTACCCAATTCTTTAAATCCGAATCATTTGTTTTGATTATTTGCGTATCCCAACCTCTTTCTTTGAATTCGTTTACTAATGCCATTGGAGTAGACCAAACTTCCCCATCTTTATAATCGTATATAAATGTTATTTTCATAATGTCTGATAATAGCTATTTTGTCTTTCTTGTCTTTCAATTGTCTTTGGGTGTCTGATGCAATATATTTCATCCATTGGAAAATTTGTATAACTTTCAAACCCAGCGATTCTTTCATGTACATTGCCAACCCAGCCTATCGTATCTTTACGTTTATATAATCTACTTTGTAAATCTGGAAAGTTAATATATCCTTTATCATTTACATTCCAACCCCATTTTTGAATATGCGATTCGGTTATTCCATCTACGGTATTTATACGTGGGACTAATATTAAATCTTTATCCGTATTTGCATCTAATAGGGATTCTAAATTTACAATTAAATCTGGAGATAGATACTCATCTGCATCTAGCTGCATAATCCATTCTCCTTTGCAATGTGAATTTAAAAAGTTCTTCCATTGTGCAAAATCACTATTGAATTCGGATTCGATTAATGTAATATGGTCTGCGTTTGCTTGCAATTCCAAATATTCAATTAATTCCGTTGGAGCTTTTGGAGTATCCAATAAAACTATGATTTCTGATTTTTCTTCTTTGTAATTTAACAGCTGCGTTAGTAATCGAATTGTTTCTTCTACCTCGTTGCAGGCAGTTATTGCGTAACTTAATTTCATACTATTATTTTATATCTTTATTACCATCATTTGTATAACTCCATGCAGAACCACTTGGGTATCCGTATGTGGTCGATGTTACTCCAAATCCAAATGGTTGATTGGCAATTGTAATAGAACCACCACCAGTTGTAGTTGTTATTGTTGTTCCAGATGAGCCACTACCACAATTTATTGTATATGGATTATGTGGGTCTAAGTGTGGTTGTTGCCAAGTTGGGAACGGGTGTGTATTTGGTGTAGTATTAGGAACTCCAAATGGAAATGGTGTGATTGATTCATCCGTAACTTTTGCCAATTTATCTTTTAATAAATTCCATTGGCTTGGGGTGATATTAAATTCATGTACCCCTTCTGTAAAGCCTTTTAGCCAAACTATAAAATCATGTTCATTCATACTTAATTTAATTTTTGTGATTGTTTATCTATTGAGTCTACATCCATATATTTAGGAGTTAACTGATTTATATCCATATTTAATTCAATAACTTTATTGAATCCATCTAACTTATAAGTTCTATATGAATCATTTGTTATTATTGGAATTTTAGACACTACTGATTCGTAGAATTTTTTAGCTCCACCTCTCATTTCTATACGGGCTTCATCTTCATTTACAAATCTACCAAAAAATCGTTTAATGATATTTGGATTTACATTTGTAACTTTTACCGCATGAACTACATTTTTTAATTTAGACACAAATAATGTATATATAATCGGTGCATTTAATTCATTATACGTTCCAGTAGTGCCATCCACATATTCGTATTCCTTTATGAGATAGAATTTAGCTCTAACCATTCTTTCAGGAAATACATATTTTTTTTCATTTATGTATTTACGATATATTGGATTGTAAGTTCGCATTATTTGTTTATCATTTTCAATTTGGGCAATTGTAGTTGTTGAAACTTTGGTTGCATCTTATTATAAATACCATAATGATTTAAAATATTATCAAATTGTTCTGTCATTTTTGTTAGACTGAAGTTTTCTAAATTATATTTTTTTAATTTATTGGATTCAACTAAATATTTACCATAATTACTATAAACATCTTTGATTATTGGTAATGCTTTTGAAATATTTACATTAAACCATTTAGATTCTTTAAGTAAAAATTGGTCAGCTGCTGATTCATGCACATTTCGTAATTCACCATCTAATAATACTGCTCCATTTTTTAAAAAATCCAAATGTCCACTCCAATTCGAAACTATTACAGGTTTTCCAGTTAAACTAAATTCTAATAATGGTCTACCAAACCCTTCTCCTTTTGTAAAATTTAACATAGCTTTAACTTTTGGATGTTCGTATAATCCATTCATTTGCGATTGTGTCAAATCACCATGTAATAGATAAATTGGAACTGATTTATAATCCTTACCCAATACTTCTCTAATTTTCTTAATAGTAGTTTCTCTATCTATTATACTAAATCCGGCTGAGGAGGTTTTAAGAATCAATGCTGGTTTCACTTTTTCGTTTTTGAAAGCCATTGCGAATGTTTTAATCATCATTCCCACATTCTTTCTATCCTCGCCCAAATCACCTCTTAGCCAATGTCCTACAAATAAGAATGCAAAATCTTCTTTAATTTGGTCTAAATCACTAACGTGTACCACCGTATCAGTTCCGAAATCCATTTCATCAAATCCCTCAAATAGAATTTCAACAGGTTTTTGAACTTTATGCTGCGTAATCGTTCTTCCACTTTGCCTATCTTGCTCATTATATACGGTATCTACTAAACTTTTTTTTGAATGTTCTGATGGGACTAATATCAAATCCATTCGATTGCATCCATGTATCCAATCTAATGCACATACCGTTGTTTCAATCGCGGCAGTGATTCCAATATTATAATATCCAATTGTTTGAAATTCATTTGGAACTGTCACTTGTATGTAAATATCCGGCTTTTCCGTAGTATGTGGTATGATATTATCGACTATCCATTTATGAAATGAATTATCGTAATTAAGTGCATCCATTGGGGTATTTCCCCAACGAGTGCTGATTATCTTAATTTCAAATTTATCTAACTTATATAATGAATGTAATACATCTCTAGCATGGTCTCCATATCCTGCACGACACGAAATTGGAGCTTGAAATACTAATGTTGGTCTCATATTAATGGTATTAATTTAAATTTTTCTTTTGGTTTCCAATTTTCAAATGTGCCTTCGATTCCATCTACTAATGTTTTACACATAGCTTCTTTACTCAATAGCCCTTCTCCAAGGAAATGTTCTCTACCTTTCAATCCAGCCGTATTTCTCTCATCCTTTCCCATATTATAATATTCCATTATTAATGGAGCTATATCAATAAAATCAACTCTATCATCAAAAATATAAGGTGTAGGCACTGAGCCTGTTGTTGAGCGAACTGGCCATATTGGCTTAACCCAATCTCCCCAAGTTACCACATCTTTCGATTGCCTATTGTGCAACGAGCCAATTTCAACATAATCATCGGCAGTTAATAGTTTGCCACTACTTTTATCTCTAAATCCACATTGGTCTTGTAATCCACCGGTGACTGTTACGATTATTGGTGTTCCAGCCATTACCGATTCAGCCGTTGTTAATCCGAATCCTTCATTTGATGCAACGTTAATTGTCACATCTGCCATATTATATAGATAATTCAATTGCTGTTCTGTATATCTATTTGGTGCAAATATTACAGTAGATTCCGGAATACAATGATTTACGAATGTAACCAAATCAGTTCCATGTTCTTCGATTGGATTAGTATGCATTAGCATACACACTTTATCCCACTTATCCTTTGGAAGCGATTTCCTAAACTCATCGAATGCTAACATTGCATCCATTGGCTGCTTTCTACGGATATTTCTATTATTCCAATATAACACAAATTCATATTCTTTATCACCAAAGATACTCTTTTTAAAATCATCAGGTACATCGGTTGGCTTATACAATTCTGAATTTATACCATGTGGAACGTAGCTTACCTGCCAATCTTTTGGCTTAGTCCAATAGGTTTCGGTATCCCACCCCCATACACGTTTTGTAATACCATACGTTTGCTTTGAAATACATCCAATCCAATCACAACTTTCATAATAATCTCTATTATATTTTGGGTCAGGCAAATCATCCCAAATATGATAAAATAATAATGGAACTGACTGACGTAGTTCGTGTTCGATTTCGTATAACCAAATCCAATAGCGTGGGTCTGTGAAATGTAAAATTGCATCGGGTCTTTCTACCATTAGTAATTGCCTAATTATATCAGCATTACCATATCCATCGAACGGGTAAATTTTTACACTTGCGTTTTGAACGCCCGTTTCCGCTATAACACTATCTGTTAAATCCAATATTTGACCTGCTTCGGGATGCTTAATTGCTGCACCCAATTGAATCCAATCGTATTTATCGACTGTCCCCAATACCAACTGCTTTGATACGTTGGCAATTCCACTTGCCATCCGTAGGTCATCGGATAAAAGAAGTATTTTCTTTTTTTTCATAACTTATTTTATTTTTTTAAAATTGAGAATCCACTGCTGTGCGGCAGTGGATTTATTTAAATAATACTAACACAAATATACGAATTTAATTTCAAAAATCCAAATAATTATATCTTTAATTTTAATTTTGTAATTTGTTTTTTTTCTATTCCATACATCTCGCATATATATTTGATGTTTTCTCTACCTTCTCTCGAAGCGTATAATACATCTATATAATCGATTGCCTGTGATTCTGGTACAGAATACTCTCTTTTAATCAATTCTACTAAAAACTCTTCATATTTATCGGCTGATTTTCCCTTTGTGTATTTTAAATATTGCTTACCTTTTGGTAAAATTCCAATATATAATTTATACATTTCATTTGGTCGTAATGTTTGAGTCAATGGTAATAATGATGCGATTAGCTCGACCCATTCCGGCTTCATAGATAAAAATCTATTAATCATAAAGTTGCTCCACGTTTTTACATCTTCTTCCGTTAATTTATCGAAATAATTTGGGTCTTGCTCTACTGTGATAGCGGTTAAATGGTCGAATAATTTTTTAGCTGCCATTAATTTAATTTTTTGAAGTTTGTAGTTCCTCTGGTAAAAACTCTTGCAACGGTTTCCCGCAATTAGTACATAAGAATATTTCAAATGGCATTACGGTATCTTTATCGCCACCGGTTAATAACTTCGAAGCCTTTCGAAATCTATATCCTGGCATAAAAATTAAGTTACCGCATTCGCACGAAACATCACGTGTATCTTTTATATTTATATGAGGTTGTTGGTATGTTTCGTTTATCATTTTATTATATTTAAAATTTGAATAATCGTACTCATAAAGACAATTTCTTTATCTACCACTAGAGCATCTTTCGATAATCCATCCGCAATGGTTAGTATTACATTTGCAGTATTTCCAGCTGCATACTCATCCACTTTATCGTATAACATACTATACATTTCCGAATAATCATTCAATCGATTATCAGCCACCGCCTGCCTAATACTTAAAAATAGATTTCGTTTATCATTTGACGATGAAAGAAGTTCAATTAATTTTAGTTGGAAGTTTGATTCAACCATAATCGAATGGTCTACTTTTAATTCTCCTTTTGCTGATTGTAATTGGCACGTATTTAAGATTCTACGAATATCAGGATAGTGGGAGTTGATTACATCAGCCACATTTTTTAATTCATATTTAATAGATTCTTTATCTAAAATCTTTGAAACTTGTAAAGCTACATCTTTTTTAGTTGGTGGTATGATTGCAAAAGATTGACATCGACTTTGAATCGGGTCAATAATCTTCTCAATGTAGTTACACGTTAAAATGAATCTACAATGCTTACTAAATGTTTCCATTAAGTTACGAAGAATCGCTTGCGCATTTGGAGTCATATAGTCAAATTCATCTAAAATTACAACCTTAAATCCGGAGAAACCTACCGATGATGCAAATCCTTTTACTTTGTTACGAACGGTATCAACATTGTTTTCATCCGATGCATTGATAATCATATGGTCACATTTGATTGTGTTTACGATTAACTTAGCTAATGTGGTTTTTCCCGTACCAGCCTTTCCATACAATAGTAAATGCGGAATATCGTTATTATCCAAATATTGTTGAATAGTTTCTTTGATGGTCTCATTACCAACGTAATCGGCTAAATTAGTTGGCCTATATCGTTCGACCCAAAGAGAATTTTCTCTTTTATTAATATCGTTTGCGAAAAAACTCATAATTTAATTTTTATATTTATAATTTTCAATCATTTGGTATATTAATTTTTTACAAATACACCATTTATTGTCTTACCTCTCCTATCTTTAATCTCGTTCCACGCTGCTTCTAAACAATCAGCTGGGTCTAGTCCCAGCTGTTTTGCTAAAATGATAAGTGTTACAAATGAATCACCAATACCATCTTTAATTTCCGCATCGTTGGATTTTAAAAGTGCCCCAGCAGTTTCACCCACTTCTTCCAACACCTTTAATAATTGCTTTGGTGCGTTTTCTTTCTTTAAGATATCTCTATCCGATGCCCACTGGGTTACATTTTCTATCAAACTATCAAATCTCATTCTTCTTCGGGTTTGCTCTGTCTAATTTACTTGCTTCACTAATTGGTCTTGGGAATATTTTAAATTCCATTCCATTTTGGCTAAAAATTAAACCTTGCGTCTCCACTGATTCAATTTGAAATACCAATGGAACTGCCTTCTCACCCTCTACCGAATACGCAAATACCGTTGGTTCATTATTGAAAAATTGAAAACACCATTCGGCATCTTCAATTGGAATCGGTTCTGGATTAATTTTGGATTCGGTTGATGTAGTTGTATCAGTTAGAATTTTACTTTCTACCGTTTCAAATTCTGTTAAATTTTGCTGAGTTTCTAATGCTTCTTCCATTATTTATATTTATTTATTAATTACTTATTTCTACGAGATAATATTTGCATACAAAATCATCTATGATGAATTCCACATGAGCCAATCCATCCGATGATACTTTGAGTTTAGCCGATGTTGCTTCCTTATTGGCCGTTAAGATTTCTTTAAGATATTTAGCCGAAAATGAAATTGGTTTAACCTCGCCAGCGTAACCTTTTTCACAAGTGAATGTTACTCTATTGGTTGATATTGTCGAATATCCGATAGCCATTTTTAAATCTCCAGCTTCGGTAAACACTGCAAATGTATCTACATCACTTAATGCTCCTTTCGCTTTAATGAACTTATCAATCATATTAGATGCCATCTCTATACTAATACCAAACTCTGGCAATTCTTTCAAATCCGGAACGGTTGGAATTACCCCCAAATCGGCTAATTGATATGATGTTTCGGTTTCTTCCGATATCAACTTCAATGCAGTTGCTCTATCGCCAGCCATATCAACATTTAATGATAAATCACTATCTAAAATACTTAATAAGTTTTTCAATAATGATGTTGTATAAATACCAACATTAAATGGTTTTGATGTAAATGAGTTGTAAGATACTTCTCCTAGCATCGTCTTATCATCTGAAATAAATCTAACGGATAACGTATTCCCTTGTGCGTTCCAAGCTACCGATTCAATAACCCCGCCCAACGAATATTTTTGAATGAATCGCTGTAAATTGTTTTTGTTCATAATCTAATTTTTAAATTTTATTTTTATTGTTACAAATATATGAATAATTTTTGAATATTCCAAATTAAAATGCGAAAAACTTTTTTGCAGTCTGCGTATCTGCTGATGCTTTTTGCCATTTGAGTGCTCTATAAAAATCATCTACTTTATTTTCCATATCCGATATGTATAGCTTATCTCTATCTATGTATCTTTCCACAAAATCCATAATCTCCTTCGGGTCGTTATAATCTTTAAATGCCAATGTCTCCAATCCTAATGGATTATTTTTAAGATATACCCATTTAACTTTATCACCATCTCTGATTGGTTCATGCTTATATGGTGCATTGAAGTATTTTAATAATCGATTATAAGTAATCCCCGCTTTAACGTGTGCAGGCGTTCCTTTCTCAAATGATGCAATAGCATTGCCATCATCTTTTCGCCAACTGCCATTATCATATTTACTTAATTCTTTAATTGCCCCACCCTTAGCTATCTTATTAACTGGTAAAGTAGCCATACTAGCTTTGAATGCCAATAACTTTGTATCAACGTATTCATTATCCTTACCCATTAATATATCTTTTAACATAGCACTCATCTGGTCCTGAAATGCTTTTGGAAATGATGAACGAACTACATCCAATCCTTTAACATCTAACTTATCGCATGGAATGCCATTCTTTAAAATCATCCATTGTGCATATCGTTTTTTAGCTACCCAAAATCCCGCTTTACTGATGTATTCTTTTTTGATTTCCAATCGGTGATTATCCTTTGGAATGAAGAAAAATCTTTCAGCTAATAAATCATAAAATGAATTTAAGAATGTTTGAGTTTCATCTGCAATACCATTCACTTCATCAGCCATTCTATTTTGGTCAAATTCTTTGTAATTTGGGTATCGATGTTTTACTAATGGTTCTGCTAAAAAATATACAGAATCCGTATCTATATACACATTATAATCTACATTGCCAGTATCATCTAATATAACAGTTTTTTTTGTAATCTTTTTTATTCTCATATTTTATTTATTCGTATATTATTATAAACTCACATCCTAATAAATTTTTTATAGAAGTTTCTCTAATACTATCTCGTTTAATTTGAGTTCTATGAAACTTTTCATAATATTCTATTACTATATTTTTTTCCTTACTATATCCATCTACCCAATACCCTAATTCCTTTATATGATATTCCCCACCATTTTCTGCGTGCTGTATATCGGTTATGCCCAATTCTCTAGCTTTTTCTTCTATAATTGGTATCGATTTTACATTATAATTTGGCGATATCTGTCCATTATGATTACGCCGTATTTCATCAATTCTTTTAATTCTAATTTTATGCACACTATCCAAATTATTCATTGGATTATCATTACCCCAATACTCACTACGTATTCGTTTCATTGTATTTGATGCATTCTGCTTCCAAGTTGGGTGATTACTTCTAGTCGCTAACATTCTATCAATGGATTCTTTGGTATGCGATTTACCGCTAAATGGATTTAATTTGCCAGATATATCGGCATGGTTTTCTCTCAATTTACGCCTATGTTCATCTGAAAATACTCTGCCAATTTTTGCACATCTATTACAACTACGATTTTCATTTAATGCTTTGATATTCCAATATTTGTTGGTAGTTTTTAATTCAGTATTACATATTGGGCAGTTTCGTATATATTCCATAACATTGTTTTATTATAAATATAAGTTTTTAATTTTATGTATGATGTATTAGAAAATTAAATCATCATTAGTATTCAATTCACTAGCTTTTATTTGCTGTATTACACCATCACGTTTTACTGACACTATGGTATTTGGGTGATATTCTTTGATACTACCATCCTCCAATTCAACGAGATATGGGATGCCCCCCAATTCCTTATTATATTTAATATTAGCCATATCTGCTGTTTTTTTAATTACCATTTGCCCCGTAATTGTAACGGCTTCAGCGTTATCACGGTCGTAGAATCTCCAAGCTGGCAATCCAAGACACCCATACATGGAGTTGAGTAGAATTTTTTGAACAAGCTGCCGTTTGGCATAAAAGTCATATTTTTCCGTATCACCCAGTTCACCATATTTTTTTTCTAATTTTCTAAACTCAACACGTTTATCAAACCAGTCATTCAAAATATCAGCGATTAGACCCTTCTTATCTTGTGTGTAAAGAACTCCATTCGCAGCCACACCTAAATTACTATCAGTAATAACTTCCTTCAACTCCTGAGTCGTATATGAGTATGTATCACCATCTTTCCCTACTAATTGATATGTGGTATCTAATCCTCTAATATTAGCTTCCGCATCCCAATTTTGAATCTTACCAACTTTTGTTTCGGGACTGATATTTAAGGTCATAATGATTGATGGATATAGGGATGTTAAGTCTAAATCATAAATCCAATCATACTTACCAACGATGGGTTCTTTTACATATGCTCCAATAAACTTTTCTTCATTATTATCTTTAAGAGCTTGCATTCTCTCTCGTCTATCTTTTGGCTTATTTGTTGCAATTAATTCTTTCTTTTTAAGATATCCCAAACAAGCGCCTTCTAGCCATTTTGATGAATAAATGTAATCCTCATACGGAACATATCCAGCGTGACATACTGCTCTACATAATTCTATAAATTGTAACTTCGTATCCATAGATACAACCAAATCGACATCGACAATATTGTATTCAATGAATTTTTCTAAATCATTTTCAAATAAATCATCTAAACTGCCTTCATATTCAATTTTACCTCTACCCAATTCCTTTGTAGCAATATAATTCAATGTATAGGATG